ATTGATGCTTGTGGTACTACCTTTAGTGGCTGGAATAAAGAAAAAAACTCTAAGCAATTAATTACTTATTCTACAATGGTAATGCCATTAATTAAAGCAGTACAAGAGTTATCAGCAAAAGTAGTAGAATTAGAAAGTAAACTTAAATAGGAGAATAAAATGAACTGGTCAGAATATAAAGCAAAAAAAGGTAAAACAGCCGACTTTGCAAACAAAGAAGTAGTAACTAAAAAAGCTGTCAAAGAGGTTAAAGACTCTGATGGTGTAGTAGTAAGAAAAGCAGAAGCAGAAGAAAAGAGAGCATACATAGCTATGGTTCAAAAGGCTTGGAATCCATCAACTGGAGAAAAGCTAGATGACCAAGAGCGTGAATGGTCACTATCTCAACTTGAATTAGAAAAGAAAAGATATGATGCTGATATGGCTAGAGCCAAAGAACATAGTGATGGATTAGCAGAGGCGATAGCAGACTTTAAAAAACTTTAAATAACAAACAACACAGGAGTCAATCTTGGCAAAAACAAAAGACAAAAAGCCAGAATTAACATTAGATGACAAAGGATATTTTTTTGAAGATATGGATGAAAAACAAAAAGGTATTTATCTTCATCTAAAAAATGTTAATGACAAAATAAATTCTAATGGTTTTCTTGGAGAACAATTAGAAGTTACTAAAGGTGCTTTAATAACAATGTTTAGAGATACATTAAGTGAAGAAAAAGAAGAAAAGTAATCAATCAACATCTTATAATATCCCTATAAAGTTTGTCTTTGTGGGGATGTTATTAACTAGTTGTGAAGGTTGGTCTGTTATGGGTTATGCCTTAGATGAGTCACAAGAAGATAACACAGAGATAAATGAATGAAGACTTTAAAACTGCTAAGTCTTATCGTACTGGCATCATTGATGACAATGCTTATATCACTATTAACTGGAAGCTATTGGTACAATTTGGGGTATTGGTCATTAGTTTGTCTTACGCTTGGTATGACCTACAGGGAAGAATTAAAGATTTGGAAGAAGAGGTGTTGGATGCTCATGCTGAAATTAGGTTGTTGGTTGACAAACACCAGTTGGAAGAAAGTATACAATTAGAGGAAATGGAAACTAAGTTAAAATTCTATGAAAAAGAATTTAACATTAACCCACTTTCGTGGAGAAAAAGGAAAAAGAAATAATGGATTTTATAGCGGTTTATGGCGAAGCGGGAATGATTGGAGTCGTAGGTGCTATGTTCGTATATTTAGTAGTTTCTCTTTCTAATAAATCAGCTAAACAACAAGAAACTTTAGAAAGTCTAAAAGTAGAAAACAAAGGTCAAAGTGAAACATTAGAGAATATGGAAGGTATGATTATTAAATTAATAAACCGTTGGAATGTTTCTGATGATAAACTTGATAGAAAATTTGATGCCCTAACTAAAGACGTTAATTCGGTTGATAACCAAATTTCAGAAGTAAAAGGTTCTTTAAGTAGAATAAATGGAAGGCACTAATGATAATGTTTGGCTTACTATTTGTAATGTTTTTAGGGATAGTAATAATGGTTAAGGAAAATAATGGATAGTTTAAAAGTATCTGGAACTAGCTTTGCAAGTCAAGTCATAGTCTTTATGGATATGTTACCATACTTTTTAGGGATTGCAATAGCTGTAATGAATATTATTTATTTGTATTATAAAATAAGAAACGAAAAGGAGTTGTAGATGTTAGGAAAAGTAGTAGCACAGTATTTATTAGACGATGAAGTTAAAGCTGATTTAATTGCATCTGTAAATAAATCTGTTAATGTACCAATGATTAATGAAAAAACAGAAGCTAAGATATTAGAAGCTATCTGGGAATTATTTGAAATGGCAATTAAAAAAAAATTGGGAGTTTAGATGACACATTCAATAGTAACCTTAATCATAGCGTCTTCTTTGCATGGACAACCGCTAGAAGAAAATAAATATCAAGAGCAGTATGCAATGATGGAAGAGGTAAAAAAGAAAAAGAAGAAAGGTAAAAAGATTGGTGGAGCTAAAGGTAAAAAATCTAAAAAAGGTTTTTTCTCTAAAATATTTGGTTCTAAATAGGTTGTGTAATTAATGGCAAAGGAGCTATTAACAATTAAAGATTGGTCTGGGGGAATGAATAACAGGCGAGACCCTAGAGACCTTATAGAAAACCAGTACTCATATATAAACAATATGTCTATAGACGCTATTGGTAAAATAAAGAGTGCTGGTGAGATGTATGCTCACATAGAAGGTAGTGATGGTTCAACTGACTTATCTGAATACATTGTTGAGTGTACTAATTCTGTTTCTTCAACAAGCGGTGGATATAATCTTTTTTATTTTGAATCTGACCATAGTAAAGACTCAGAGCAATCTATTGTAGAAACAAGAAGCGGTGCAGTTGCTTTACAATTAGGAACAAGTGTAGGGCAAATTAAATTTACCAAAGTTGAGTCTAATCCCGATAAAATTGGAGGGGAAGCTCCTCCAGAATTTTCTGGTAACTAATGGCAAATTTACCTTCAAGTCACTATATGAGTTTAGTGGGTGGAGCTAATGCAGTAAATAGCGACATTTACACTAGTAGTAAAATACTTGCTGGAGATACTATACGTATTTCCGGAACAGGTAGTAACAATGGCGTGTTTTTAGTTACGGAAGTTATAAATACATTAAGTACTGCTAGTGGAATAGGAACTTCTTTTACAGACGACACTCGTTCAAGTACAATTTTATCACCAACCAGCACAATTATAATGGATGGTGCAAATACTCAACTTATCGTAGGTTTGTCAGTTACAGGAACTAATATACAATCTGGAACTTATATTTCTTCTGTAACCTCAACAAGTGACCCCGCTACTTTTGTTTTGTCAAAGCCTGTTGCGGGAAATATTTCTGGAGGAACTACTTTAACTTTTGCAGATATGGATATTTATTATGTTCTTAAAGGAACTCCTTTAACATCTGAAAGCACCACAGGTTCTTTTACTCCAGCTATTAATGTAATTAGAGCACCGGGAGATAAATTAATTGCATTGGGAAATCCTCAAGAAGCTGCTGGAATATCAGTTTGGTCAAACAACGCCACCACCAGCTATAGCACAAATAACAGCGGTTGGACAGCAAGTGCTATTAGTCCAACTCTTACAGGCGTGGGTGCTAAATATATTTATTACTTTGTAGATGAGGCTTTAAGAGTTTGTAACACAAACAACTCAAACAGACACAGAACAAAATGGTTTGGGTTTATTCAAAAAAATCAATTTAATCGTTCAGCGGGTATGTCTTTTGCAGAGTGGCAAGAACACCCTAATAATTTAAGTCCACCTAAACTTGCTGGTCTTTATAGCTATGCTTTTGGAGGTGCTAATCACACTATCGGAACGGCTGGAAATTACTATGCTAACAACAGAGGTGTTGCTGTTTTAAAACAATCTACACTTAATGATGGCAGTACAATTGCTAATACTAGGTTAACTGGTGCTCATTCTTCAACAGTAACCGCTTTTAATTTTGAAGACACGGAAGATAAAGTAACTAATGATTTAGGAACAGTAGGTGAAGTTATTTCTATTGGAACCGCTTTAGGCACAGCACCATCAGAATTTTTATTTTGCAAAAAAGAATCTGACGGAACTGGTAGTGCAGTTACCTATCAAAGAGATTACGGTTCTGAAAATAGTGCAGTTGCTTACAGCAATCACGACACAACTATAGTAGATAGAGGATTAGGATTTAATCTTTCCGTAGATGTTGGAACAGGAGATGGAACTTGGGCTTCTGAAATATATGAATTTTATCAAACTTTTATTTATGAAGGTAATCAAGAGTCTTTACCTGTGTCAATGTCTGATGGAGCGTCTAGTATTGATAAATACACTTTAGACTTTACCGCATCTGATAACATAGATAAAGCTATGCAAGTTTCTATATATGCAGATTTAGTATATAACGCTAGAATTACAGGAGGAAGGATTTATATTAGAAAGGCAGATAGTAGTGACGATTTAACTCTTTTTGCCGATATAGATATTGTTAAGGGCGTTAGAACAACGCTTGATGGAGACCACGTTCCTTGGACAGCCTCTACAGGTAAAGGATTTGCGGTTATTGGAGATGCGGTAGGAAACGCTAAATCTCCTAACCTAGATACATACACATCTATTAATGGGTTTTCCCCAGATGTAAATTTTGTTTCTATTGGTGGTATCAATGAAGGTTATCAAGCATCTGTTGTTGCAAACCGAAGAGCTTTTGTTGCTAACGTAAGATTAAAAGGTAAGTCTGGAGACGTAGTAAAACACGGTGACAGGATTATGTATAGTGAAATTAATAAGTTTGATACTTTTTTAAGTCACAACTATATTGATGTGTCTTCTGGTGACTATGGAGAATATACTGCATTGGCTTCTTATGCAGATAGATTGTTGGCTTTTAAAAACAATTTAGTCCATGTTATTAATATTACAAGTCCTAGTGTTTCTAATTGGTACTTAGAAGACACTATAAAATATTACGGAGTTAAATACCCTTATAGTGTTGCAAAAACAAAATATGGAATAGCTTGGGTTTCTGACAATGGATGTTATTTATATGACGGTCAATCAACAAAAAATTTAACAGAAAAAAATATAGCTGTATCAGAATCATCTTATAAAACAACTAATGTAAATTGGTCTTCTTGGTATAGAGGAAGTGCTATACAAAAAGATGTTCAAATTGGTTATGACTCTACAAACAATTCTTTAATTATGTTTAGAAGCCCTAAAGACGCATCAACTAATTCTAATCAAGCTTGGATATATGATTTTGATAATCGCTCATGGGTGTTTAATGATAATCTATTTGCAGATAGCGGATTATATACAAATTTTATAACTGATTGGAATAATAATTTATCGGTGGGAATAAACAGTAGCGGAACAGTAGAATTTTTTAAATACATACCAGTAGTTACTTCTCAAGACGGACAAGAGTTTGTTACAAAAGATATTGATTTTGGTAGCCCCGGTTTAATAAAAAAAGTGTACGCTGTTTACGTTACTTATAAATCAGACGGAGCAGAAACCACTCCTTTTCAATACGCTATTGACGGTAAACAAGCGTTTAGTGGAACAGGTGGAACTTTTACAGGAAACTTTGCAGATACTTCTGATACATGGGATGTACTAAAACTAACACCTTCTTCTCCTATTTCTTGTCAAAGTTTACAAATTAAATTTGACCCACCTAGTGCTGGTAAATTTGAGATAAATGATATGACTATTGAATATAGAACATTAAGGTCAAAGAAGGTTTCTTAATGCCAGAAGATAGACTAATAAGAACCTTAATTAACACCAAACAAAGCTCATTAGAGTATTCGGGTAAACCCGCTATTAATTCTATGGTAGATGGACAAACCGCAATAGAAAGAAAACCCAATGGACAATTAGCTTTGTATAAAAAAAAGTTTGGTAAGTTATGGAAATCTTTTATGTCTGACAATGGAGACCAGTATGTTGAAAGAGATTTAAACGTAACTGGAAACCTTACTGTAAATAAAAATTTTTACCAAGGTTACAATACTATTAAAATATTTCCTACTGATTTTGTACCTAACGATGACTCTGCAAGACCGTTACAAGTAGTAGATAATGGAGGAAGTATTGTCGCTAATCACGCAGACCTTGAGGCTTATGCTAGTTATGAAATTCCAAAAGGTCACAACGCTATTTCGTTTTATCTTTATGGTAGCGATACAAACAATGTAGTAACTGCTTACAAAGCCAATATTGCAAACGCAGCGGTTTCTTCTGTTGGAACAGGTACAATTGGAGGAGAAGTTTCTATTAATGTTCCCTCTACTTCAACACAATATTTAATTATATATTGGGCACCAACTGCTACAGATGATGCCTTGTATGGTGGTTATATAGGCTTAAAAAAACATTAAAAGATATTATGTATAGTTTAGTATATTTAAAGGAGAAATTATGAACACATTACTAGGACACGCACTTAAACCAACGCCTTATGCAAATGGTGGAAAAGTTTCTCCAGCAATGGCTGCCCTAAGAAGATTAAAAAGTAAACGAGAAGCTGCAACTTATGCACAACAACAACTTGATGCCGCAAATGAAAAAGCGGGTAAGTCTACTTTTCTTGGTTCACTTGGAGGATTGGCTGGTGGATTAGGTATTCCAGCTTTAGCTGGTGCTTTAGGTTTTACTCCAGTAGGTTTACCTTTAGCTGTATTAGCGGGTTTAGGAACTGCGGGTGGTGCTTATTTAGGAAAGAAAAAA